TTTCGAGGTCGGCGACAAACGCCGCATCACGGGGAATGCGCTGGACGTACAACTGCAGCGGCTCGGGCATACGCGGGTCGTAGCTCACAAAATCGCACCACTGCCTGCCAGTGATCCACATCTGGCCTTGGATCTGCGGCATGTGATCCGCAGACATGCCGTTGAGCAGCGTCTCGATGTGTACGCCCGTGTTGTACGGGCACTTGATCTCAATGAGCCCGTCCCAGTCCACCAGGCCGTCGGGGCTGCAGCCAGCGTACAGGGTGTCGTGGGCGACGAAGCCCGTCTCCTCCACCTCGATGCCCGTGCGGGCCTCGTAGGCGGCACGCGCTGCGGCTTCCTGCTCGGTGCCCCACTGCATGGCGGCGTTGGTGAACTTCTGGACGGGCTGGCCGGTCAGGCGCTCGACGACGAGTTCCGTCAGGTAGTCCTTCGCGGCCTGCGCGGGCTGGCCGTTCTTCAGCGTGGCCATCGCGTCCTTGAAGCGGCTGGCGGTGGCCTTGCCGCACCTGGCGGCGTACCAGTCGTCGGAACGCTGGTCTGCGGTTTCGAGGATCATCGCGTGTCCTCCTTCCAGCCTTCGCGGTCTGCGAGTTCGGCTTGGTCTTCCTGCTCGGCGGTGTGAATCGCGTCCTCGATGCGGCCAGCGGCGCGGTCGATCCAGCGACCAACAGTGATCATGTCGTCGTTACCGGACTTTTCCATGAGTGCGGTCGCCTCGGCCAGCAAAAGCAGCAACTGATGCGCCTGCTCACGGTACTCGTCCACCAAGGCGTGCGCGTCACAGACGCGGAGGTGAGAGTGCGGGTTCATTCTGCGGTCTCCTGATCGTAGAACTGCTGGAATCTTTCGTCAGACTCCAGATGGAAGCTGTACTGCAAGACGTCGTACGCTTTTTCGCCGAGCGATTCGCCGATGTAGCGCGTTTCGGCGTTCTTCATGAGCGCCTGAACCGCCTCATTGTTGATGTCCAACATCTTATCCAGCAGAGCGTTCAGCTCTTGCAGCAGTTCTTTTGCCAATTCAAGGTCGTTCATTCCGTGGTCTCCTTCTCAGCGTCGAAACTCAGAACGTCAGCGACGTCCGCGAACAGGGAAATGTCGTGGCGGTTACCGTCGCGGTCGAAGAGGCAGATCGTGCGGTAAAACCCGCCGTCGGGCAGGGCGCGGGCATCGCGCAGTTCGATGCGCGTGATGCCGTGGAGGTTGAAACTGGTCATCGTCTTCTCCTTCAGAACCAGAAATGGTTGTCGTCGCACTGGGCGCGCTTGATTTCGTCCTCGTAACGCTCCCAGGCGCGACTGGTGACGTCGCCGTCCTTGGCCCGCAGATAGCGTGCGCGCAGTTCGTACGCTGCGGGCACGATGCGGTCGATGTGGCCGGCGAACACCAGAGCGATCAACTGATCAGCAGTGGCCTGCTGCAACTCGGCCGGCACGGCCTGCAAGTCGACCGGCGTCTCATCGCACGTCGATTCGTGCGCCAGCCAGTCCGTCACGAACAGCGGCGTGCGCAGCAGCTCGTCCTTGGCCGCCTCCAAGTCGAGGTCGACGTCGCCGTAATCGTTGCGGGGATCGTGCGGGTGGCTCGTTGGAGGGCCGTAGTCGGGGTCGTAGTACCAGTGGCTCGTCCTCATCGTCTGCTCCTGTGTTGTGTGGGGACGGGCGAATGTTGCCACGATAGACTACGCAAGTCAACGCAACTTCACTCAATGCCCCACTGTTTCACGCGGGCTTTGCGTGCCTCGGCAAGCGTGGCATGATTCGGCCCCCGACAACAACAGGAGTGGACAGTGAAACTGGGGCGAACGAACCAGCGGGTGCTGGAGGTTGTGCGGCGCGAGCAGCCGGCAACGTTATCAATGCTGATGCAGCACCTGGGCGACATGCCCAAGAAGACGGTGCGCTCAGCGCTGCAGAACATGCGCTACGCCGGCTGGGTGAGAGTCGAGAACAACGGACGCCTGTCGGTGTGGATGCCGACGGACGTTGAGCCGCCGCAGGTGGTGACGAAGGAAAGGGTGGAAAAGGGCCGGAAGCGGAACCTTAGCGAGTGGCTGAAAAGCCGGCTCGAAAAGAACACCGTCGAGGGCGAGGGCGACTGCCTGATCTGGCGCGGCGTAGTGACGGAATCCGGCGCGCCGGTCGTCTACTACAAAGGCAAGCGCGCCTATCTGCGCAGGCTGATCTGGCGGGAGATGAACGACGCGGAGCCACCCGCTAATATGGTGGCATCCAGCACCTGCGGCACGCGCGGCTGCTGCAACCCGGCGCACGTTGCGATGGTCACCAGATCGGTGACGCAAAACCAAGCCATCGCGGCCGGCAGGCGCCCTGGCGGCGAAGCCTGGAGTGCGAAGATGGCGCTCGTCAGGCAGTCCCGATCGAAGATCACCTGGGAGATGGTGCGCCGCATCAGGGCCTGCAACAGCCTGATGGAAGCCGTGCGAATGAGCGGCCTGCCTAAGGGCAACGTGGCGCAGATTTGGACGCACAGGACCTGGCGCAATGATCCGCAGGACGTCTGGTCCAGCGTTTTTATGAGGTTGGCAGCATGACAGAACGTGGCCGCAGAACCCTGCGCGAGCAGATGCTCCGCAACCAAGCAACCGAGAACCTGTACGCCGCACTCAGCGGCAAACCGGCGCGGGAACTGCCGATCCCGGCAGAGCCGAAAAAACGCCCGAGGCGCGAGCCTGCGCCAGACGAGCCGCGCCAGCCGTCAGAGGCCGAGATCCTGCGGGCGATCATCCAGATGCTGCACCGGCACCCGCGCGTGGCCATGTGCTGGCGCCAGAACAGCGGCACGTTTCAGGAGCGCAACCGTGACGGGTCGGTGAGGTACATCCGCGCCAACACGCAGCGCGGGATGTCGGACATCATGGGCACGCTGAAGGACGGCAGGACACTGGCCATCGAGGTCAAGTCGCGCACCGGCAGGATGAGGCCCGGGCAAGAGGATTTCCTTCAGCAGATCCGCGCTGCGGGGGGCGTGGCTGGGGTTTGCCGCAGTGTGGACGATGCCGTTAGGCTGCTGGGGGACGCATGAAACTCGACTTCACAGGACTTGCGCAGCGCCTCCTCATCAACAGCGAAACCCTCGTCCCCCAGTGGCTACCCGGCGGCAGGCGCAGGGGCCACGAATGGGTCTGTGGCGATCTGGCAGGCGGCGAGGGAACTTCGCTGTCGGTCAACCTGCTGAGCGGCAAGTGGGCCGACTTCGCCACCTCGGACCGGGGCGGGGATCTCATCTCGCTCTACGCCGCGATCCACGAACTCACGATGTCCGAGGCCTACCGGGAACTCGACGACGCGCCGCAGGCACCCCCGACCCGACCGACGAAACCGACGAAACCCGCCCGCACTGTGGTCACGCCGGTTCCCGAGGCGGCAGCGGACTGCGAGTGTGTACACCCACTATACGGCGCGCCGAGCGTCCGCTGGACATACTGGGACGGCAACGGCGAGGTGCTGGGCTACGTCGCCAGATACGACCCGCCTGGGCAGCGCAAGCAGATCGTGCCGTGGACCTGGGACGGCAACCAGTGGGGCATGGGCCAGTGGCCCGTCCCGCGCCCGCTGTACATGCTAAACGAACTGGAGGCACGAAATAGTGATCCTGTACTTGTAGTCGAGGGCGAGAAAGCCGCAGACGCGGCGGCAGCGGTCAGCGGCCCCTACGTCGTCTGCACCTGGCCCGGTGGCGGGCAGGCAGTCAACCGCGCCGACTGGCGGCACGTCCACGGGCGCAAAGTCCTCCTGTGGCCAGACGCCGACGAGCCTGGCATCGCAACGATGCAGCGCTTGGCGGCGATGCTGGCGCCGCACTGCCCGGAGATCAAGATCATCGACCCGACGGGGATGCCTGACGGGTGGGACGCGGCGGATAGCGGGTTCGCGTCGTGGCAGGAGGCGCGAGCCTGGATCGCACCGCGCACCAGCGTGTTCGCGCAGCAACCGGAACCCGAGCCGCCGAAACCTGCGGGGCCGGATGAGCCGCAGAACGAGG